GCTTCAGCAGAATATTTAGTTTCATCAAATTTGGAAGGTTCAATATATGTTGCTGTTTGTGTTTCATCTATTTCTGTTGTCTTATCATCAACTAAAGGATAAACTTTTAAAGTTTTATTTTCAACTTCTTCTAATTCTAATCTATGTAATTTTGTATCATACTGTGATCTTTTTATTATTGTTTTTCTTTTAGTTTCATCAAAATTTGTATCAGGATCATCTTCTGTCATGTAGACTTGTATATCCTCATCTACTTCACCATCATCAGTTAGGTTTTCTATCTGAGCGCCTTTAAGCATTTCATCCACGGCTCCCGCTCTTGCTTGTTGCATCTGGTCGATACCACTTGCAAATGCTTGACCAAAAGAAACAGGAGTTGTGCTGGGACCAGACATGGCAAGTAAACCTTTTGCTAAACCTAAACGTCCTCTTGATTGAACAGCTCTGTTTTGATCGGGAGTTAATTTATTCGAGATCAGTAAGTCTAAAGCGGAACGAGGTTTAAAACCTTCTAAATTTGCCCCAGACATAATCATATCAAAATAATCTGTTGCCATTATAACAATCCACCTAATATTGCTCCAATTCCTGCTCCCATGCCTCCGCCTAGACCTGGAATCATACCCGCTAGTTCAGCGCCACCCAAAGCACCACCTAATAAACCTGCCCCCACATTACGGGTGAGAGGTTGTATTTGTGTTGATGTTTGTCCGTAAGAACCGCCTGTAGCAGCTTGATAGTTTCGCAACTTTTCGTAAGGCAGCATTTGTTGATATTGAAACCTGTTCATTGCATCCGCTAGAACATTTTGTTGCAATGCTTCACGTTCTGCTCCAATAGAACGTAATTTATTTATATCCAAATAATCCGCTTCCGCTATGCCAGGGGCTTGAAATAAAACATTTTGCATGTTTGCACGTTCTGCTTGATAGTTAGGAGCATAAACTTTTGTCGCTAAATCTCCTAAAGAGTCAGCTAATACATCTTGATTGGCAGCACTACCTAAACGTCCTGCTTTGGAGAATTGTGATTGCACTCCCGCCGTAACGTCTCCCGCCATTTGATTGTAGAGGTTTTGAAGAAAGGGATTGCTTGTTGGGGAAAGGTAATCTCCTTTGGCTTGTTTTAATAATTCACTTTGAGCTTGTGCCATTAACGGAGAACCCGCAACAGCCCTGTTTTGTGCCGCTGTTAATGCTGCTTCCGTCTGGGGAGCAAAATCAACATACGTCTTCCCAGGATAATAACTTGGTCCCGCTTGTCCGTATAATGATTCCGCACGTTCAAATCCCTTTTGCAAATAGGGAATTTGTGTTTCCCATGGTGTTACATTGGTTACTGAACGTGCTTCTCCTGCGCCTTTACTCATTTTTAAATTCCTTCATTAATATTATGTGTTTTTGTTTGTAGTCTTTCAACCATTTTACCCAACCTTTTCTTCCCACCAATTCAATGCGTTGGCAGTTGTTTTGTATCGCCCATAGTTCAATCTGTTCCTTCATGGAATTGAACCATACTTTCATATTCGTTCCCCCTGCCAAAAAATATCGGCAGGAACGGAGTCGTGGATAGTCTATTATTTCCGTTACAATAGCCGCTTCCACTACGTTTGTTTTTCCATTCCAAGAAATCCATAACTGCATTTTTTTCTTTAAAATGCTGTCAAAAATATCTTTAGGCATGTACGCGAAGCCATCAATCTCCAATGGCTTTAAAAGAAGGGGTTCAATCTGTTTCCAAATTAAACCCACATCTTCGGGAGGAACGTAACTTATTTGACTATCCGAATACTGTGTATCCGAATGTTTGATCTGTGTTTCCTGAACTGGCATGTGTTAATGTCGCTGACCCATCCGCCCTAGCCGATACATATAAATTTGCATTGGCTGTTGAGGCATTAGCTGTAGTTGGCATAAAAAATATTTTTGAATTTAAGCCTATACGAGCATCGGTTAATGTTGTTGTTGTTGCACTTGCGGTCAAGGTAACATCCCCCGTACTGTTCACTTTTCCATCAATGGTATTGTTCAATGCGCCAGAAACTAATCGTAAATGTAGGCCGTGATCGGGCATAGACAGAGGTACATTGGGATATTGGTTTGTTGCCATTATCTTTTCCCTTCTGGTCTAGCTTCTATTTCAACGCCAGACATGGTTGTGAAATTTCCTGTTACATTGACTCTCACTCGATGAAAACGAGTTGTACTTCTCATGGGACATGTGCCATTCGTTTGTGTTGACACAGCCGTCCCCGTGGCAATAGTATCTAATTGTGAAGCTCTTGATAATGGGGTTACTGTTACTGTTGTTCCACCAACTCCATCAACAATGGGCATGACGTTAATTAATGTAGAACGTCTTCCCTGCGCTCCTTCAAATTCTGTTGTATCTACTGTGGCTGTTAAGCTCGTAGCAATAAATTTACCAAATTTTTTATCGCCAGAAAAACCTGCCAAACCAACTATTCCTTCTCCGTAATAGTAAGAGTCTAAAGATTTTGGTAAATTATCAAGTGTACCTAAAACATCTAAATCTTCTAAAGATGTAAATGCTTCTTGTGATGCACTTGCTAAATATTGTAATGATAAATCGGAACCCGTACTCCATCTATCCACGGAATAATTATAAATTAAAAGTTTATTGTTTATCTCTCCGCTTGATGACCCTGTTGCCCCACCTCGATAGGACCATGCAACAATGCTGTTATTGGGATCAACGGCGGAACAAATACCATCCAAGTTTGAAGAAAGATCATCAAAAAAGAAATTATCTACTTTTGCCTCTCCAATGGGGGTTAATTGTTGACCACCTGTTAATTTATAAAATCCGTCTTGTGCCAGGAAGAAAATCATATTACCATAAGACACCACGCTTCTTGGAGAAAAAGCTCCAATATTGTCGGCAATCTTATCAAAGGTAAAGATGAGGGGAGTTCCCACGTAACTCATTCTGTAAATGGCACGTTCAAAAAATATGATGCCAAAACTTTCTCCACCAACAATCGCCTGTACGTTTCCGTGTGTACCAACAACATCTTGATAACCTGATTGTGTGGTTTGTGATGGAGTCCACGTAGAACTATCGTTTAATCCTGACCATTTAACTCTTTGGTTATATGCAGTTCCTGACTCCGTAGTGTAACCTGCAACAACAAAATCCCTAACAACAGTTAGATACTTTGCTTTGATAGCAACCAAATCTGAAAAAAGACTATCAACACCCTCTTCAAATTTTTGAATATTATCTGCATGGTTAGCGGCAATAATATTTGAACCAAATTGCGTAAAAGCCCAGAAATCTCTTTCATTTTCTGTAGTTGAATTATTATATCCACCTGCTTTTGATTTATCTACAAAAACTTGTGAACTGTTCATTTGATACAATTTCGTTGGATCACCCGCATAGTTGGTTGTTCCACCACCAGAGAAAGATGTAAATAAACCTACAGCATTTCCTGTTAAAGCTGTTGTGCTTAACTCTTGAAAACCAGGTAGGGACTTATACCCCACTTTCAAAGGTAAAACATTGTCAGCTTTTAAAGCGCCTGTGTTCTGAAACGTAGGCAAATCAGCTTGTAACTCGCCAAATGGTATCATCGGTAAACTCTGCGTTTAGGGGCAAATTGCGTTGATGTCATTTGCATAGGAGAGGAAGAATGTTTTCCCTTCTCATCACTCAAATTAGCTTTCTGAACAGCTTCATTAAAAAGATTAGCCCATACAGGCAGTCTTTCATCATTTTGAATAAAGGGAGTTGCTTCTAAAATACTTCCATACAAATACAGTTCGGGGTAGTTAGTTAAAATATCATTCGTGGTGTTAGAATCAGATAAACCTGTAACACGCTTATAGTAATACATGTTAATCGTGTAAACACCATCTGGTGTTGGACCAAAATAAACCTTGTTTCCAATAATTGTGTAATACACAGGCATACTGTTTCCCGCATCTACATACACCCTGTTCAATTCATTCGGAGCCATGTATTGCAGTTCTGTTTGAGGACTTGCTGAAGTATTTTGAATTGCAATAAATTCTAAAAATCCTGTCGGTAAAGTAATGTACTTTGTACCTGAAACAGTATCTTCGGTAGAATTAACAGCCATTTCACGCAAACGTAAATCTTTTGCATGACGTGATTCAGCTAAATCAATAAACGTATCTATGTTTGATGTTAAATCATCCCTATTGAGATAACTTGCAATCTCCGTTTTTAAATTTGAATAAGTATCTAATGCCATTTAAACTGTTCCTTGCCATACTCGAAATGCTCTGTTGTCTGAATTGTTTAACCATTTTTTAAATCTTTTATGGTCTTTAATATCCCCTGTTGGAGACATAATTCCTTTTTTTGCTAGTTGTTCAACAATAACCAAGGGGATAGATGCAACATGATTAAGTTCCTTACTCTTGCTGACACCTTCCCCCAAACTTTGCTTTGTTTTATTTTCTTCAATAACAGGAGTTACATCCTGGGTTCTTTCAATGTGAAATTTACCTTCACTTTCATCGGCAATGAAATCTGTATTAACTATATCTTTGGAAATAGGTAATTTTTTTGACATTACGATGAGAGTTCTGTTACTGAAATTTGTCCTGCTCCCGTTGCGTATGCAGAAACAGTATCAGAAGGACTTGTTTTCATAGTTATTGAATCATCGGCACTCAATAACATTCCGTCTTTACTTGCAGCAGTACCTTCTAGTTTAATATAAGCATCAACGCTTGTTGATATATGGACTAAATATACATCAGCAGAAATAGCAGTTGTTAAAACTCCTGCTCCTGAATGATCTTGTACTGTATATTTAATTGGTCTGTATTGATAAGTTCGTGCCATGATGTATCCCTATCTTCTAATAACGTAACTTACATCTGCCGTAGTAGCCGCTGTTTGTTCGCCATTGCTTTTAATGTGAAGTGCGTCTCCTGCATCAAGCAATACTTCTCCACCAATAGCTAACGCTATACCAGTTTCATCAACAGTAGCATCAGCCAAAGTAGCATCAACAGTTGTGTCGGTGCCATTTTTCATAATGTCGAAAGTTGTTGTTGCATCAATGACAGTATGCACATTCATGTAAATTTCTTTTAATTTTCCCTTATCAGGAATAACACAAACAGGACTTGCATTGTCGGCTGTTTGAATAGCGGTCATATTACCGCCCATAATAAAATAATCGTTTAAAGTTCTCACTTTTTTCTCCTTATCGTTCCGAGTAAAATACTCTTCAATAAATAAGGGGCCTATAAAGGCCCCCTAGATTTTCTTAACTTAACCTAAAATTAAGAAGTAGTTAAATCTGCAACTATACCAGAAGATTCTTGGTTTCTTGCAACCACTCCACCTTCCATTAACAATAACATGTGAGTGTTATCGCCAGTTTTTGCTAGTTGAGTGTTTTGGAATGGACGTAGAACATTGAAACCCCAATATTCAGAGTCCAATACCCAACAATCCCTATCTCTTTGGAACCTGTTTGGTTTAACAGTTAAAGTTCCAAAATCAGATTGGTACACGTCAACAGCAGCAACAATAGTTTTTGCAGGAACTTCTCTGATTGCAGTTGAACCGCCTGTGAAGCCAGAGATCGCTTGTTTGTTAAATGGACCCACCATAATAGTGTCTGGGTTTCCACCTGCAACAAAACATTCTCTGATTACTTCTTTCAGCATTGATTCAGCAAACACTCTTTGAGTTCCATCAGTTCTTGTGCCTGAAGGTACTCCGTTTGTGTGAGCTGCATCTGCTCCACCTGCGCCAACACTAGAGTTTCCTCTTATCCATGTTACTAATCCTGCTGTTTTTCTAGCTGCGTTAGACGCACCTACAGTTGGGATTACGTTAGCTTGGCAGATACCTGCTTCTACGTCCCGCTTTAATTCTTTCGAATTTTTCGCTAAGCTATATGCTAATTGAGTGCTGCGTCCTGCCGCATCAACAGCATCGTCTGTACCTGTGATGGTAAAGTTCTTTGCGTAGATTTGTGTGTAGTTATGAATCTCTTCTGTAGCGGTTTGTGCTGTCGCTGTGTAGTCGTCTCCTTCTACCTGAAAATTTGATGCACTTGCAGCAGCAAGAGAGTCTGTAAGCCGCTTAAACTGTGTGTTAGTAGCTTTGCCTTTTCCCATACTAGAGAACATAGGTGTATCAGTTGGTGAAATATTATAGATAATATCACTAAGCTGTTCACGTATGCCCGACATATCGTATGTGTCAAAGGTATTGGTTGGCTGAGCCATACTTATTTTCTCCTAAAGTTGTTGGGCCTCCGTCCAAGCAAGAAAAGCATCTTTTGTTTTTCTATCATTCCCCTTATTGGGCGTGTCCTTTTGGGAAGCCATTGCTTTTTGAATAGCAGACGCCTCTTCAGAAGATATTGGCTGTGAACCAGATGTTGTAACTCTAGGAACTCGTTTAACTTTCTTTCCGTCTAGTTTTGCTTTTTTTAATTTATCTAATTGCATTGCGTTGTACGCTACCAAAACTGTTCTGTGATCTGTTAAATTTTCAAGTTCCTGTGGAGTATACCCTTGTGATGTTAAAAACTTTTTAATATCAGTTCGAATTTTTTCCGCTTTATTAGGATCGGCAAGTTGCGGCAATTTCTCTATCAATTTCTTTTGTTCATTTTTCAGAACAACTTGCATTTTTTTTTGATAATCAACTGCTTGATCTTGCTTTTCTTTATCTAATTCAGATTTTAATTTCATCTGCCGTTCACGTTCTCTTGTAACCATTGCCTGTGCCTTAACGTATTCCGTTGGATCTTCTTCAAAGAGACGTTCCAATTCAGAATCGCTAATTTTAGGCGGTTTAAGATTTCCAACAACTTCTTCAAGTCGTTTAACGTATTCGGATTTTTTTTGATTAGCCACGTTCATTTCATCTAATATTTTTTGACGTTCTGCCTCTATGGACTTACGTTCTTCACTTAATTTAGATGTCTTTTGGCGGTAATCAGAATCTTTGGCGTAACCACTTTGTAATTCTGCTAAAGTAACTTTAATTGTCTCGCCATTGACTTTGACTTCATAAAGCTGCTCGTCAGTTTTCGATGTGGTGTCCTCTGACACTAATTCCAAATCGTCAGGTGTTAATTCCTGCTCTTCACTTTCAACTTTAGTAGATTGCTCTACTTTTGTTTCTTGTGTTACATCCTCATTCCCTGTGGCTTTTTCTTCTTGCGAAGAATTTAAAAGGTTGATGAGTGCGTTTTCTGCTGTTTGCTGATTAAGCTCAACAGATTCCTTTCCAGGTTGATCTGCCATTGTTTCTCCTTAATTTTTAATTAAAAATTTTATTTTCTTGAATGTCGGTCAATGTCTTATTCGCCAATTTTCCTGTCTCCATGACAGACGTAATTTCGTTGATAAGACTTTCCAACATTTTTCGCATGAGAAATATTTTTTCCCTTGCTTCCGTATCACGAAGAGGGGAGTTCAACCATTCCTGGTTTAGTCTCTCTTCGATCTTTTTTACTGCATCAGTAAAAATCTCGTCTTCTAGGATTCTCTTTGCTTGATTGCCTAGATGAATTTCTTTTGTTGACATTTATGCGGCTTTTAATTTATTGTTTAATGTTTCAATATGTTCGTCATCATAGTCCGCAAACTCATTATCATTAATTATAAATGTTCCGCCCTTGACTATAGGAACATAAACAAATTCTGGTTTATCATCTATAATAAATGAATCTGGGTGTTTAGAAACATATATCCAATTATTATTATATTTAACTTTGTGTGTACCTGTAACTTTAACATTATGTAAAGAATACATTTCTTCGTCTAATTTTAATTTAACCATTCCAAGAATTTTAATTCCGTTAATCAAATCTCCTGGCTCTAAATCTTTTATAAGTTTATTTCCAATTATTTGTTCAGGATGGAAACAGGAACCTTTTTTGTATGTTTTAGTTTTATCTATATTTTGAGAACTATTATTATCTTGAATTTGATCCCAAGAATTTTGTA